CTTACTGTGATGGAGGAAGGGGCAGCACTAAGAGCAGTATTTATATAAAGTGTGCCTATAGTTAGGGGGTCTGGGGTAGCTGGGTGAGTTACAGCAGAGGAACTCCAAGTAGATCCTGTATAAACTAAGGAGTCTCCTGTAGAAGGAGACAGGGTAGAACTTACATCTGTTAATTCAGGAAGAGCAAGATCTACAATAGTACCTGCAATAGTATCTCCACTCTGAAATTCCGCTATTCCAGAAGGATCACCATTACCATCAAATTCTAATTTAAGAGGATTAACATCAGCCATGATACTTTATTATAGTTATTTACCACCACGAAGTCTCTGACCATCACCAATATCTACACTATCTGACATAGCTTCTGTAGTTTCATTTAGAAATTTAACATCGACATACTTCTTAAAAGTGGCATTACCATTAATAGCATCTACTAATTGAGCAATAACAGTAGAAGGTGGGGTAGCATCTTCTTTGGTAATAGTATTTAATCTAGTCCCATCAGGAGCATAAAGTCTAAATCTATATTTGGTAGCAGAAATCTTTAATAAACAGGCTACATAATTATTACCTCTTTTTCCTGTAGTTACAAAAGAGACTTTAATAACACGATTAGAACTATCTGAAAAAGTAGTACTAGCAATCTTCTTTCCTGCTTGCCTCCTATAACCCCCTGCCCTAGAAGAAAGAGATTTTATTGCCTGAAAAGCCTTAAACATTTTAGTTAGCAGTCACCCTCGCGCAGCACTCCAAGTTTGTTCGCCCCTAGGCACTCTTATATCTGCTCTACTATTAGCCTCATTAACTTGCCCGTAAGTTACAACATATTTAGCTGTTACTCCCTTACTTTGAGTAAGTATAATTGCTCTAGCAGAATCATATGGAGCTAGGCTAAAGATTAGGGTATCGGAAGCCACAGAACCCACCATACCTAACACACCACTCAATGCTGATGCCGCACCGTTTACCGTAGGACTATTATGTTCCCGAGCAGAAGCATCCACATACCCAGAAGGACCCCTATCCCGTCCCGATAAAGCTCCAGAAGCAGTAGGACCCCCCATCGAATACACAGTTTGCCAAGTCCCAGACGCTTCATGCTGGTGTCCATACATGGTATCAGTACCACTTGGAACTACTTGGAATATGCCCCCATCGGCTCCTGTGCTGGAGGATAGAGCCCCTACAGTAATATAATTACAAAGCATAGTTCCACCAGAAGTATCAGTTAAAAGTACAACATGCTGGGTTGTAGTTGCTATATCAACTATTTTATTATATGGTCTAAAATATTCTCTCATCAGTTGGTCTCCTTATCATCTTCAATGCCAACCCCGTTTACTATATCGGATAGACTTTTAATGGCTTTCATCACCTCTTCATCTGACATTATATTTTCAGGGGCCTCTTCCTCTTCAGCCTCAGGCTCTTCTACTTCTTCTTCCTGAATATCTCCAGAGTCTTTTTTGTCTTTTTTATCATCATCTTCTTCTTCGTCTTTGGATTTCTTACCTTTATTTTTTTTACCATTCTTCTTTTTTTTGTCCCCTTCATCGTCGTCGTCATCGTCTTCATCAGAAGTCTTTGATTTTGCTTTAGGGTTTTCCTCATCCCCCTCTGAATGATCTTCTCTAATAATACTCTGCACTAAGTCTTTAGATTTTTCAAAAGCTTTCTTAACCTCATTGAAAGAAAAACTTTCCATTAAAGGAATCTCTTCTTTAGAGTAGTCAGCGTGTTGAAATACCTGTTGTATAATATTATTAATATCTATACCCTGGATACCATTCTTAGCCTTGAGAGATGTAGAGAATTCAGAAAGAGTTTGCTTTAGGACACTATTTTTAGGAGCAATTCTAGAAATAGCTTCAAAAAGCACTACTTGAGTATTAATTAAGCTCTTAAAGGAGTAAGATTCCTTAAGGTATTGAAGATTTACTCCATACTTCTCACTTAGAAGATGGGTAAGCTGCTCTCTAGCAGGTTTCTTCATCTCAAATAAGACTCTTGAATATGTTTTAAGTTCTTTCTCTGAGATATGCTCAGTAGAGTGACCCAGGTTACGGGTGAGAGTTTCAAAGATTTTCTTTTTGGATAATAGAGCAATATAAGGAAGTTCCTTAATAGCTTCTACCAAAGCATCTTCCACCTCTCCATCATTAGAAAAGATTTTACTTGCTAAATTATCTATAACAGGTTCAGAAGCCCAAACTAAATCGAAGGCTTCTTTAGCTTCAAGTATCTCTTTCTTAACTAACTCTTGTTTACAGATCATCTCATAAATAGATTTTTGAGAATTATCTAGAAATTCAAATCTACCATTTTCTTTTAAAGTATCTATCGTTATTGTAGGAACATTAAAAGAGTTGGAGACCGCTTCAGAAAGCTTTAAAGAGTTCACTATCTCAGGAACCTGAGAAGTAATTTGATCTTTGTTTTCGGTTAAAAATCCTACCAACTCAGGAAGCACCTCTACAAATCTTTCAAACTCTTCAGACTCCAGTATATTTTGTGTCTTATCAAAGATTGATGCTTTCTTTTCAAGTTTCTCAGAGATAGACTGGTAATGTGTTCTAGAAGTAAGAATATCTACAACGTCACTAAAAGTCCTATTTGCATCAGTATAGTCGTCGTTGTATAGCCCCTCTAAAAAGATAGAGACTTGATTTTTTACTTTATTATCAAATCTCTTATCGTTGGTGAATATATCGGAATCTTCTATACTTATATTTTCAAGAATATATGAATTATTTCTAATTAAATAATTACCTGAAATAATTTTTTTATTCTCTGTGAGATAAGTCACCTTATCTTCAGTACCATCAACAGAGAATAATTGAACATTTTCTCTGATAGAGTACCCTAAATAGTCCCCTAACTGTATTAAATTGGAGATTTTCTTATTTCTCGATTCGAATATTTTTAACATATATAGATCCTGACCCTTAGAAGGCTTCTTTATTATATAGGATTGTTTTTTTACCTAATTTTATAAATTTTTTATTTTTAATGCATCTATAGACTCCATAAGATACATTTGTTTGCTTTTTTCCCCATATTTATTAAGTATGAAGGATTTAACTATCTCTATCTCTTCTGCTGTGGCCTTTTTATCATTAGGTTGCTCTGGGGGCAACGGGGCTTGTCCCGCTGGTCCAACATTCTGATTACCTGCTACTGGCTGTGGGACTCCAGGATTCATTGCCGCTTGTTCTGCGCTCTGTTGGTCCTGCGCCCTCTGTGCTTGCTCATCTTGCTCCTTCTCCAACTTCTCTTTAGTAANCCCAATCTCTTGNTCCGTCATATCATAAAGTTCTTTATAGATAGTTTCTGTTGGGAATAAGCCAGTACCTACGACTGCCTGGACTACCCTAGCTTTAGCCTCATCAATCTCTAATTTTCTTTTAGTGAACATATCAGAAGGATCTGGAAGTGTAATAGATAAATCCTTTATCAAACTTGCAGGAAAATCTTTTAATTTTAAATGTCTCTTAGCTATAGATTCCAAACCTAGACTTATACATTCTTGTATTCTAACAATAGTTCTAGCAAACTTAACATCTAGTTGTGCTAAGTTAGCTTTTCTTTCTGGGGACTTGTCGAACTCTATTATGTAATCCTTTGGAATTTTCATCGTAGCCAAAAGTTTATCCCTGAAGTACTTAACATCATCAACTTCACCTAAGTTCTGTCCACCAGGGAGAGTTTCTATCTTCGTCCCAGCCCCACCTCTAACAGGTACAAAGTAATCCTCATCAGCAGCTAACGGGTTATATCTAGCATCTACTTTACCATTAGCGTAAAACTTCTCTTTCTTATATCTTTGCTTCACATCTTCAATAAAGGCTTCTGCTTTAGAGGTTGGAAGTTGACCAACATCAATATAGAAAATTCTTCTCTCTGGAGCCCTGGCTAGTCTGTACACCAGCATGGCATCCTCCATTAATTTTAATGATCTGAAAATACTAACAGCAGCAGAGGCTACTGATCTTCCATAAGGATAAAATTTAGGGTCTGAAGTATGTAATCTAAAATGTACAATCTGGTTTCTATCTAATTCTATGAATTTTTTATTTCTCTCAAAGGGGTCTGGAGCAGACTCCCAAGCAGTCTTATCTGGTATTTCCTGGAGGAATCTTTCTAAGTACCCATAAGAGTTCTCTACTCGTATAATATAATTAGGATTTAGTACCTTAAGCCTACGGAGACCCTGATCAGGTTTATTAATGTCTGCAATTAATTCTATGAAACAATCTCCATACTTAACGGTATTTCTAACTATATCCCAATAAATTCTTTTCAACTTCATTTTAGTAAAGAGTTTATCTATTTCATTTACCACTAATGTACTTTCTGAATTAATTATCCATCTTCTATTTTTAGTATCCCTTTGGGTAGAATCATCTGCATAGATATCAAAACCCGCTGTTATTTCGGGATAATCATCCATCCTCTCATACTCTGAATACCTCTTCTTTCTATTGATTTCAACTTCAGGTAAGTAAGGAAGTTTCTGATGATAGGTGGACATCCTGGCTGGGCGAGTAGATTGCTCAGGATTAATGATCGTATCTCCAGCGAGATCCTCTTGATCTTTAAGGTATGGTATAGCTGGCGTAGCAAAGAATTTAGCGAAAAATCTCCCTACTCTACCTCTAGGGTATGCATAGGCTGCTCCATTTCCAGGCCCCCCAAAGGTGACATATCCAGGACCAGCGTTCTCATTAAGTTTATCTTCGTTTATTTCATCAACCATGATATATCTTCTTCAACATCTCCACCGAAGCTTTTTAAGTTTCTAAGCTTAATAGGAGCTAAAAGCTTCTCTGACGGCGTTTTACCTTGCCCGTCAATAAAATTAACAGGAATACTCTCTAAATATGTAGTCATCCCAAAAGCACAAAGAGCTAAACTAGTTACCAAATCATCATGTTTAGACTTCTCTGCTTGTGCCTTTCCTGTTAGGGAAACTATAAAGGTGTTCAATTCAGAGACCGTTCTTTTGGAATTAATTTTAATTTTATTTAACCTCAAACACTCTTCCATCATAGCTAAAATTTCATCCCTGTTTTTAGTAGTTACTTGAACTCCAATATTCCTCTTTTCATCAAAATACAAATTCTCATATTGTAATCTTTCAAACAAATGATCTATTAGATTATTCCCAATAGTATTACGCTCCAAGAAGATTATAGCTAGATTATATCTTTGGCCCACCTGATTTAATACTTCTGCTAACTCATTAATGGGGGTAGTATTAGAATAATACTCTGCTACCTGCTCCCCAGAGTAAGAATCCATTACATGGAATGCAGAAAAATCTCTCTCCCTACCCAAGGATACATCTACCCCAATTAAGTATTGCCTAGAGGGTTGTGGATCTTCCCATACATATAAGCGATTATTAAAAGTTCTATAAAGAGGTTTTTTTACTCTACTATCCATATTGGTAAGTATAGTACCTTCAATATAAGTCTCCCCAGTACCAAGGAACTCACATTCATATTCCTGTAACCACTTCTTATGACTCATATTAGAACGAGTAGTTTCTTCCCATTTATCAATTATAATGGGAGGTTCTCTCTGTTCCATAGCTTCATACAGATGCTCATAGCCTTCTATACGAGTGTACTCAGGGTGATCCTGCCAATTAATCTGTATAGGGTGAAAAGAGTTTGCCCCCTCCATAGCCCTATACCAAGCATCGTAATACCAATTACCTACACCATTAACCGTGGAAAGTACAAATGCTCTACCCCCAGTCGAGATAATAGGATAAACAGCAGCCCAGATGGAATCAATATGTTCAATAAATGCTGCCTCATCAATAAACAAGAATGAACCAGCAAGAGATCTACCAGACTGTTTGCCAGAAGGACGAGACTTAATGATAGATCCTGTACTAAGTTTTAAGTTATGCATATTCTCTTGGAGGATAGTTGGCTTCAGAAATGCAGGTAACTCATCAAACATAATCTTAATTCTATCTAAAATCTCTGTAGACTCCGTATCCCCCACAGACAAAAACACAATGGTTTTATGCTCCTGAAAGATACACATCCACAAAGCATAGGCAGCAGAAATAGTAGTACATCCAGCCTGACGGAACTTTCTAAGGATATTAAACCTATTATCTTCCAAACAGTTTACAATCATCTTTTGAAAGGGATATAATTTAAAAGGGACTAATCCTCTAACAGGGTGTACAACCTTGATATAATTTGATATAAAGTATATGGGATCTACCTTGCATCTCTTATACTCCTGTTTTAATTTAATTACTTCTCTTGAATCCATGAAGATATACGCTTTTATTTGTACTCGTAAAGAGGCTCTACCTGATTATACACATAAATTGCTCTCCTATTTATCTAGGTGCAAAATAGAAGTAAAACTCTTAATAGATAAAAAAAGTATCTTTGAGGCTTATTCTGAAGGACTAGAAAATATTATACTAAGAGATAACGATATCGTTATATTCTGTCATGATGATATTGAAATTATCATGGACCCACAACAATTTGTAAATGTACTTGTGTCAGCGTCCAGAAAAGACAAGTGTGGATTCTTTGGTCCCGCAGGAACTACCTACTTATCTGAGGATGCTGTATGGTGGAATCATCAAATCTGGCAACAAGGGAAGCATAGGGGGATGGTGTTGCATGGGAAGGATATAAGAGATGCTCAGTATACTTACTACGGAAATCCAGGTAGGGTAGTATGTCTAGATGGNTTGTTCTTAGCTGTGAAAGGAAAGACCCTTAAATCTATTAATTTAACTAAACCTGAGTACTTCGAAGGGGAGTGGGATTTCTATGATATTCACTATACAATACAAGCACATAAAAAAGGGTTCTATAATACGGTAGAGCCTATCTTTATGATTCATCATTCTTTTGGGGAATTGGCAGGTAGAGACTCTTGGCACAAAAATAGAGAANCCTTTATCGCACAACATTCCTTACCTATAGAAGTATAACAATGGACTCATTAGAAGAAAAATATTTAAAGTTACTAGCTGATTATGAGAAGTTAGAAGAAGAGCATCCTTGTATTGATAGTTTAAAACAATGTAGTTCTGCTTACTATAGATTAAATGATGTGAGAAAAGAACTAATAAAAAGTATAGAGTCTTTATATTCCTCCTGGATACCCCCTAAGATACATTCATTCTTCTCTACAATCAAAGCATGGTGTATAACAGGATTTAAAAAATCTAAATTCGTAGATCGTAGATTGGAAATCTGTTCTAGCTGTGAATACTACAAGGATAATAAACTATGCCAACTATGTGGATGTTATATGAAGTATAAAGCTCAGATGGCAGCAGCAAGCTGCCCTATATCCAAATGGAAGCCTGAGGAAGATAAACCTACCTAAGTCCCACAGTCCCACCGCTTCTTGCTGGGGAAAGTCCTCTTATTTTTCTCCACATATCTTTAGTTCCTGCTGCCATAGGGCTAAGAGCTTGGTGCGTCAGGGTTCCTCGTCGGATAAGTCCGTGACTCACCATACCTCTGCCCAATTTCCCCATGGGGGTCTGATCTGCCTGAGGATCACCACCATATCGCCCCACCCCCCATTGAAAAGAGCCGCGCACGGGCTTGCCAGTCTGTGGGTCCACCTCAGGCTTACCAGTCTTTGGATCTAGTGATGTAGGTCTGCCAATTCTGGAGANCCCACGAAGTCGATCAAGAGGACTTCTCATCCCACCCCTAGGGGCCCTAGAAGCAACCCCAAACTTATGGCCCCTTTCATATGCTGCTTGCCCTGAAATCCCTCTGGCTCCAGCAGCCGCACCCCTATTGTATGTATTCTGTCTTCTTATCCGCGCTCCCTGTCTCTGCCTCGACACATCTTTTAATTGTTGCATAGCATTCCAAGCACCTCTATCCCTCGCAGATTGCGAAGAGGGGACCTGTGAGGCAGCAGATGCTCTCCTCATGTTCCTGGCCTTCGCAGTATCATCAATCCATTTTTGTATATCCCTGTCCCTTTTCTGATCTCCAAATTCGCCCTCTAGTAATACACCCATTCTTTTATAAATATTACTCATAGATCTTTCCTCTCTTTGTGCTTCTAATTCATCCTCATCACCTCGTTGTGTGGTGGTAGTGAATCGTCTACCTCTAGGATTTCCACTCTTTCCACGAACATGTCCACCTCTTGGAACTACTTTAGGAATTGGAATTTTGAGTTTAGCTTTT